CTAGCGCGGCTCGACCACGACAGCCCACTCCTGCACATAGGCTGGCCCCGTATCGCCCTGTGGGCGCTCCTCGCCTTTGAACAGCATCTTGTTGCCATGCATGGTTGTCAGCCGCGCCTCATAAAGTTGCGGCAGCAGACCGGTCCCGACTTGAAAGTTTGGATCGCGCACCTGGGCGACTAGGACCGGGCCTAGCCCGGCAAGCGTGACTTCGCCTTCGACATGCGGAGCTTTAGCGATGTCGCGATCTGAGAGGCGGGTGCCGCGCTCGCGCAGCCGTTTGACTTTGCCATACATGGGCCGAGTGTAGCACTGTTGAGGAGGCCGGCTTCGCTTTAGCTCTTGGCCTTTTATGCACGACAAATGGTCGCGCACGGCAACTCGTGACACCTGCCTTCTTCAGTCGTAAGCTCACCCCATCATGAGGATGCGAGGGGGTGCCCACATGGATACAATGCTCGACGTATACCAAGTCGTCGCCGAGCGCGAGACCGGATTCTGGATCACGCTGCCGGTCCCAACTGGCCAGACTGTTTCCCGTGAAGAGTGGATTTACCTGAATCAAGTCGACCCTGAACATTGCCAGATCATCGCCTTCGCTCCGGATGCTGAGCTTCCGCTCCAGTCCATGGCGGATGAGGTAGTGATCGAACAGGCCCTTGCGGTGACCTGGTCGGATGAGACGTTGCACTAGCGTCCAGCGGTATGACTCGCCCGCCTTTTCTCACAGCCAGTGCGTACGCGCGTCACAGGTCATCACTAGCTCTGGACCGCGTCGCCAGCGCCCAGAATGACCGCACACGCGCTGCAGCGATCAGGTAGGCACGAGCGTGGGGTGCTCTGGCTCGGCTGAGAAAGGTCCCGATCGGGTTTCGGCCGGCGCCGCCGCCGGGGAATCTGCACCTGGCGCCCATCATAGCTGAACAGGTACACGTCGCCGGTCGGGGTGGCGAGGTGGAAGTCCATCACGGCACCCCTTTCACCTTCTCGACGGTACGGAGGGCACCCAGGCCAAGCATACCCATCAGGATGGTGCTCATTTCGGTGAAGTCGAATTCCGGCAGCGTGATCGGGTGGCCGGCCATCGCCATGACGACGACCGCCGCTGGACCCAAGATGAACTTGAACGCAAAGGCTGCACCGCATACCCAGCCGATGGCTGGGCGCCAGCCCGCCACGAACAGTGACTGGCTTGCCGCCTCGACCTTGTTGACCTCGATCTGGCCGGTGATCAGCTTCACCTCGGCATCCAGCTGGGCCAGCTCGCCGGCCTGGGCCATCCGCATCAATTCGAGCTTTCCCTCTGCAGCGGCCTTCGGGTCCGGGAATATCCGGTCGAGCAGGTTGCCGAGGACCGGGATCAGTAGTGGAGTCATGATGTTCCTTTCAGAAGATGACACGGCTGGCCGCGTCGAAGAAGGCCAGCCGGTCAGGCAAGCCGTTGGTGCCGCCGTTAATTCGCTTGGTAACCTTCACCTGGTCCCCGAGGTCGGCCAGCTCGTTCAAGCCATGCGCCTTCCAGAACCAGCCAGCCGAGCGGGCCGCCTCGCGCGGTAGCTCAAGCAGTTCGGGATGCTCGATACAATCGATGTCGAGGGCGAGCATGCAGGCGGTGTAGTTGGCGCGGCCAGTGATCTGGATGAGGCCCCTGCCCTTGAATCGCACACCGTCTCCCGGCTGCGAATTGCCCAGATCCTTGCGGCCCTCGTAACGCACGCCCGATGCGATCTCTTGCGTATAACGCAGCTGCCCAGATTCATGCGCGATCTGTGCGAGGAAGGACCGCTTACGCGGTGCGCTGTCGATATCGAATTCGCGCATCGCATCATTGATCGGGTCGAGGAAGCGAACGCAGCGCGTGCCAGCCGCGGGCATGATCATCGCCAAGGCAGCGAGCGAGATTGCCTGGAAGCCTACGGCGGCGCTCACGGCTTCAACCCCATGGCTGCCAAGCGTGCGATCGCTTCGCGCTCCGCCAGGTCGGCCTGCCGCTGCTCGCGCGCATCTTTGCGCCACATGTAGATAGCGTTCGCTGCGAAGGTCAGCAGCGCCGTCACAATGCCTGCGATGACGCCCCACTGAGTAAGGGAAAGAGATGCGCCGACGGCCACGATGCTCCCAGCGTAGCTCGTCAGTTCTGGACCGGAAATTTTGCTCATTGGAGACCTTGGAAAATAAGGCCCCAAGTTAACAATTGCCGCGTCTCAATTCTAGGAAAAATGAGACAACAATTACGGTGGCTAACAGCTGGGGCTAATCGCCAACAGCGCCGTCTCGCAGATGCGCTCGAGCGCATCGAACATGTCGCGCCCTGCGGCCTTGAAGAAGCCGGCGGCCAGCTCGTAGCAGAACCACTTCGACGGGTCTGCCCAGTTTTCGCCAGGCGCCAGGCCGAGACCGAGCGCACCACCAAAGTCGTAGTTGTTATGGATCATGAGCAGTACTGCGCACGCCAACGGCCGCAGCGGTACTGGCACCCAGCCCGGCGCCGTCGGCACGTAAGTGCACAGCTGACTTTCGAGGAAGGCAATGCCAGCGACCAGGTCGGGCACGTAATGCACTCGCTCGCGCACGATCGTCTGTCCTTTCAGAATGTCAGCACACGGCCCCTTGCGCACGCCTGTCAGCATGTTCGCCTCATAGCAGGTGTCGCCGATGGCGATGATCACGTGCGACGAGAGAGCGAGCGCGATGCGGCTGCGCGGCTTCATCCAACGAATAAGCCACGACACCGGGTTCCGGCGCCGACGCGTGAACAGCAGGGTTACTTGGTCTTGCATCAGATCTCCTCGATATCGATGGTGGTGGAGTAGACAGCCGAGAACTGGTAGGCGACGTCGGAATCTTTCGTGCGTCGCCCGTAGAGCATGTGGTCGCGCTCAAGCGCGAGGTCTGCATGGTCAGGAAACACGGACAGCAAAACCGGATAGGCGCGGCTATTGCGCACTAGGTCCAGGAACTTGGCGCGGTCGGCCGGCGACATCTTGCGCAGGTCGACCGGCACCTTGCGGCTGATCGTGCCTGGGTCGGCCAGCTGGTCGCCAGCGGCGCTGCGCGAAATCTCGGTTCGATCGATTACCGAGACCGACGTTCCCGAGGCGTTGTACTGCGGCGACCATACCGGCCCAGCCACCATGCACGCGGCCTCGATGTAGCCCTGGAGGTTGTCCGGGTCGGCGATATCGAGCGTCAGTGCGGTAGCGTCCAGCTGCTGCGGCAGCCAGTGACGCGCGCAGGCGCCCCCGCCGTACGCATACGCGCTCGCGGCCTGGGCCGGGGTGAAACCCTCCAATTCGACGGCCGGCGCCGGGCAGGCGAGCACCCAGCCGCTGTCGTAGTCGTAGCTCTGCCACGCGTCCATATAGCCGGCCGGCCGTACGCCCTGCACCGTACCTACGGATGGGTAATAGCTCCCCATCTTCGGACCGGAACATAACATTGCGCCCCAAGCGTAAAATCCAGTCACGCCATCCCCCGCCGTAGAGCTTTCAGAGCCGCCATAGAGTGGTGCCCAGTTCGTAACAGGTATGAGGGTGTAGGCGTAGGGTTTGCAAACATAGATTCCGCTAACACCATCCCCTGTGTAATTCGGCGCAGCGTTGTTACTGACGTTGGTTCCACGAATCTGCCAAGATGTGGCCCCATCCCTGTCGGGCGTGAACTGACAGACCAACTTCCAAAAACCATTACCCATATCCTCTGTCGAGAATACACATTCGGTTCCGCCGCTCTGAGATGTAATGACGCCTGTTGCTAGGTTAATAATAGCCCAGCGAGTGGCGGCAAGACCTGAATTGGCTGTCAGCAGCATTACACCGTAGCGAGTCGAGCCGGTCCCAAGAGCTTTCATAGTCTGCTCTAGGACGACAGTGCGCCCGGTTTGACAGGAGATGGGGCAGGTCGTGTAATGCCCGCTGTTCCCAGTAAGTTCGACAAGCTTATCGACACCCCAGTTTGGGTAAGGTGATACCACATCGGTCACCCGGTCGGTCGTGGCGCCCGTATTCACCCAGCCGCTTTTGCTGATCTCGTTGTGCTGCGACGCAAACAGACGAAAGCGCGGAACCGTAGCGCCCGTCTTGGTGCTCCAGTTTTCGATGAATAGTCGATACCAGCCACCACCGGCAGGCGTGACCTTAAATTTGCAGTCTTGCCCTGTGCCATTGCTCATGCGCGACATCCGGCCGTCCTCGAAGTTCACCTCCACGGTCGATCCGCTGCCGTCCTTCGCGGTGAGGTTGAAGCACGCGCGCATGAGCGTGTCGCGCTTGAAGAAGACGGCGCCGGAATACGTCGTGTCGTCGGCCAGACCGGTGATTGAGTAGTCCAGGTAGTGCGAAGTCGCGGTCGTAGTCGGGACGACCTGGTCCGCGGTGTTCGTGCCATTCGGAGCAGCTGTCACGTTCGCATTCACGGTTGTTACCGCAGCGCGCGCCCATGCGCCGGTTGAAATATGCATCTCCTCGCTACGGATCACGAGGTTTGTTACCGGCTGCTCGGTCGACACCCGCACGCGCATCTTCGCCGTCGGCGACCAGTTGCAGAACGGCAGCGCGACGCAGCCAATGCGCGCCGGCGCCGCCCAGGCAGCTTTGTACGTGCCGCTGGTGGAGGTGAACCGGTGCAGCGACGATTTCACGGCGGCCGCCAGGCTGGCCACAGCGAGGTTTCCGGCCGTGCTCGAGGCGGTGAACGATGCGGCCTGGCGCAGAGCATTCTTGGTGACGATTCTCAGGTTGGGCATGCTATTCCGTGGTGGTGGTGTTCATCTGCAGGGCCAACGCCTGCATGTCGGCTTCCATGTCGGCTACGATCGCTGCAACCTCTGCGGCCGTGGCGGAGTGGCGGACGTCCTCTTTGTTCGCGAGACGGAGCTCGCGGATGTCGTCGAGCAGCGCATACCAGCGGTCGGCGGTGGCCAGGATGTCGTCGGCGGCCTGGCGCGCTGTCCAGCCGGCGCGCCACTTCGCCATCGCCCAGCTGGCCACGCCCCGCGGCACGTAGGCGTCGTCTCCTTCGGGATAGCCGGCAGCGCGGTACTCGCGCGCGTGCTGCTCAGCGCGCACGTACTCCGGCGTCTGCGTCATCTTGCTGATGACAGCCAGGCGCAGCGCTTCGCCGGCGGCGTCGATGGAACCAATCGCCTCGGTGCGGTACTCCTCGAGCAGCTTTGTGTCGGACCAGGCAATCTGCTCGTTGACCAGGTGCGCCACCTCGGAGTCGCGGCGGCCGGCGCGGCTGAACTCGCCGTCGAAGCGCAGCAGGCGGACACCGGGCTCGTTCTCTGCTCGCGGAAGGATCGGGCCATCATCGGCATCGTCTTCCATGCTGATCCCCAGGATGAGATTCTCATCACCCTGCAACATTAAAAATGGCTTCTTCATTGGATTTGTCCCGATCCGTGCTGCCAATAGATCTGGCAGCCTGCGCGCGCAACGGCACCGTTGTCGTCGATCACTTCCAGCGACACCCAGACCACGTTGACGAGGTTGCTCCCGCGCCCCCTGATGGCTATAGACCCTCCCTGCGGATCGCCCGACATCACGACTTCGCCTGACGGCCCCACCTCTGCATTCATCGACCAGCGGTACTTAAATGGTCCAGTCCCATCAGTCAGCGTCGGCGACAAAGTTGCGTACGTGACAAGCGTGGATGTGTTTGCTTGGCTGCGTCGGTCAATCGACGGCAGAGTGGCCCGGAACGGTGAGACCTCTTTCGCTTTCTGAATGATGAGTTGGTTGCCATCCCACTCCAGCATGCCGCTGGAAGGATCGCCGACTACCAGTTTCGGCACGCCGTTGTGCATGCCCATCCAGAGGCCTTTGCCGACCTTGTAGTCCGTCATGCCTTGGCGGATATGGCCGTCGGGGCCAATCTGCAACTTACCCAGGAAGGCAACGATTGCAGCCAGCTCAGTGACCGATATCTTCTGTGCAGTGATTGCGCCATCTTTGATCAGCACACTATCCATGACGCGCGTGATGGAAAACCCGCCGATTTCGGCCGCGCCGCTCTGTACACGCCGGCGGATACGCAGGTTGGAATTCACCAGCCTCGGGTCATTCGGGATAGTTACCGTATGTGAAATTACCCTAGCGCCTCGCGAGTTGCTGGCATATTGGATGGGTCCGCCATCGGGCCAGGTATATCCGGACGAAGGCACGCCGTTCTGGTAGAACTGCACGAGTGGCCAGTGCCAGTCAATTGTGAGTTCGCCGTACCAATTGTCAGTGAAGCCGACCCGATACTCAATCAGGTAGGTTGCGCCCGGTACGATTGGGATCGCACCGGTCCATGTGTCGTGAAACACGTAACCGTTTGCATTGAGGTACAGGGATGCATTTTGTTTCCAATCCGTTACCAGCTGTTGGTCCGTCCAGTCCGCGACCGCTAGCGGGTATCCGGCTAAACCCCACCACAACAAGTCCTTGAAACGTGGATCAGGGATAAGGTTATTGGCATCGCCCATGACTGCCAGGCTTCGAGCAGTTACAGCGCCTACGGCAAGTTTCTCAGCCGTGATTGCCCCTGCAGACAACGCTGCCGTGAGGATCGATTCGGTTGCGATCAGACGGCCGTTGACGACCACGCCATTCTCGACCCAGGCCGAGCCAGTCCAACGCTTCTCCATAACGTAGGTGCCGCTGCTGATTGTCACGACGTCGCCAACCACCTTAGTGGTTGGTACCGTGATGTTCGCCAGGGCGTCAGTCCAGGCTGTGCCCGAGCCGTAGTAGTGGCCGGGGCCGCGTGCACCTGGTGTGCCGGTACCGGACGCGCCGTCGCGCAGCACCGGGATGATCAGCGCGCGCTGGAACTCGTCGCCGTTGCTCTCCACCGTAGCGGTGACGATGGCGGTTTGGCCGTCATAGGTGACGTCGACGCTGCGGCCAACGGCGTTCGACAGCGTGCCGCCGACGGCAGTGAAGCTGACCGCATCGTCCAGGCCGACAAGGTCCGCTGTGACGGTCACCTTGGCCAGGTCGACTTGGCCGGCTGCATTCAGGTGGAAGCCTGGCGCGCTGGCTGTCAGGTTAATCCAGGCGTTCTTCGGATTGACGATCCGTACCGTCGCGGCCTGCAAGATGGCGTCGCGGTCGTTCAGCACTGCGCTCATACGAGAAACCCTACCTTGACGCGCCCGGTGTTCCAGTCGGGCGCCAATGAAATAACGATGCCGGAGACGCCGGCGTCCATGCCGAAGCGCGGGCTGAAGACAGTCACCGCCTGGCCCAGCTCGAGCTGCAGCAGCTCGGGCACGCCGTCGAACTCGTAGGTGGTGCGCGGCACCTTCCACAGGTCGAGCCGTCGCTGCGCCTCGGCGTCCGCGTCGGCCCGGGTCAGCAGCATCGTGTCGACTTGGGCCGGCTCGGCGTTCAGGCGGTAGGTGGCCAGCGTCGCCGCGTCGGTCTTGGTGGTGGTCAGCCACTCCTCGGTGAAGAGCGCCTTGTGCACCTCCGGCAAGTTGGCCAGCGTGCCGGCGTCCTGCACGGTCCAGTTCTTGGCGAAGCCCAGCTTCACGGCGCCGACCACGTCGGTGCGGCTGGCCGGCTGCAGCGTGCCGTCGATCATGTGTTCCGGCCTGATCACGAACGGCGTGCCAGTGCCGGGCAGCGCGACCTGGATCAGCCGCATCAGGCCCAGGCGCGACATCACCAGCTGCGCGCCGATGCTGCCGAGCAGCATCTGGCACGCGGCCAGCACGTTGAGCCGGTCCGTGGAATACAGCCCCATCGGCTGTGGATGCGCCGCGTCGAAAGCGGCAATGTTCGCCAGGTCGAGATCCGCAGCTGTGAAGCGGTCGGCGGCCTTACCGTAGCCGGTTGCCAGCCGCTTGCACATCGTGGCCGCGGTGTCACAGTAGCCGGCGCCGCTGTCGCCCTTGACTGAAAGCGTCACGGCGCCGGCCGGCGTGGATTCCAGCGTCACGGTGCCGGCGGCCGGATTCGATGTCATCGCCACCGGTGCGCCGTTGTCGCGCGCCTCGTTGGCGATCACACCCTCCGCCGACGCGCAGTGGTAGCCATAGGTCAACGTCGCTGGGTTGATCGGCAGCGGCGTGATGTTCGACACCTGCCCGATCGCGAACGGAAGGAGCGCGTCCTTCTGTTCGGTCTCGCCGCCCAGCTTCGCCTCGGTGATCGCCGTGTTCAGGCGCTGCAGCTTGTCGCGCAGCTTCAGGGCCAGCTTGTTCCGGCCGCGCGGCGCGATGTCCGCCACAATGCCGTTGAAGACCATCCGGAAGTCGGCGCGTGGCCAGCGAAGGTCGCCGATGTATGCCTTGATCTCCCGGTTCTTCCACACGTAGCCGGCGCCGGCCCAGGCATCGCGCACGCCGGCGGTGTTGTCGATCTCCAGGTCGCCGGCGGAGAGCGCACCATCGCCTTCCAGCGACAGCCGCTCAGTGAACAGCGTGCCAACGGCGGCGATCGGCTGATACGCGGTGTTAGCCGGAACGTCGGCCGGCGCCGTGGTGTACGACCTGGTCGCCATGTAGACCGTGGTCTCGACACCATTCACCCGCACCGCCGCCTCAATCAAGACACAACGATAAGCGGCCGAGCTTTTTAGCCAGGCCAAGAACTGAGCATCGGTCATTGCGGAGCCACCCTGTCTTCGGTTCGGCCGAGGGACGAGATTGCCGCCCCGGTAACGCGGGCCATGGTCTCGGCCGAATTAAGCGACGCCACGGCGCCACCGCGGATGATGTCGCCAGTCTGCACCTGCTGGTCCGCACGCAGACCGGCCACCTCTGCACGCAGCTGTTGGTTGTCGTCACGCAACCCCTTGATCTCGGCCACCAACGATGTAGTGTTCGATGTGCCGAGGGCGGCATAGTTGATTGGGCCAAGCGCCGGCGGCGCATAACCAATCGGTCCCACGGTGGGCGGCGCATATGCAGTCAGGGCCGCGGCATTCTGTTCCATGATCGTTTTCAGCTGCAGGACCGCGTCACGCACTGACATCACTTCTTTCTTAACTTCGATCAGCCCGGCCACTTGCGTCTCCAAAGCCGTGAGCTGTGCTTTGCCGACGTCGACCTGGGCCTCCGCCCAACGCGCCGCCTCTTCGGTCGCGGCTTGCGCGTACGCGAAGTCAGCCTGGTACTGGGCACCGCTCGCGAACACCGTGCGCGAAGCCTCCAGGAACGCGCTGAAGGCGCTTTGATAGTTCGACTGGGCTGACTCATCCCCGCCACGTGCGGCCGCCAGCACGGCCTCGTACTGCGCCTTGGCTTCGAAGTATTTCTGCTGCGGAGACAATGGGGACAAGCCACCAAGGACGGCGCTCTTTGCCAGGCTGCGCAGGCTGGCGGCGAACGAGCCCATCCGATCCATCGTGTTGCGGATCGCTTCGGCTTCCGCATCGTAGGCGTCGACCAGCATCGACTTCGCGCTCGACAGGCTGACCGTCGTGTCGATGATTTCCGGGTAGACCTTGGCGAATGCCTCTTGCAGATCCATCAAGGCCAGGTACTGTTCACGCTGAGCTGCGTTGGTCAGATCCAGGCCGACGACATACTGCTTGAACGATTCGCGCGAGCGCAGTGAGGAGAGTCCCATCGCCGCCAGCTGCTCGGCCACATATTTCTGGATCGGCGCCAGGCGCTCGGCCTCGGTCAAAAAGTTGTCGGCGAACGATGCAGTCTTGCTTGCGAGTTCGTCGATCCCGCCGGCCAGCTCAATAAAGTCTTCGCGAACACTAATGCTCGACATGCCGACGAGCCCAAAGGACTTGCCGACGCTTGCCAGAACCGAGTCGAGGTTCGCGTAGTTCGCCGAGATGCGCACCAAGGTCTCGAGTGCGCCTTCCCCGCCTTTTTGGAAATCAAGCAGGTCACCCACTGCCCATCGAGCCATATCGTCGCCGACTTTGGAAAACGCAGCTTCGAGCTGCGCCTGGATCTCCTCCGGCTTGAGGTCTTTCGTCGAAATCTTGCCGATGTCGACCACGAAAGCATTAAGCCGCTGAGTGAATGCGCTTCCGCTAAATCCCAGCAGGCGGCTGGCTTCGGCTACAGTTTTTCCAAGACCGGAAATAATCGCCTTGAACTGCTGGTCGGCCTCCGGACCCAGGTTTGTCGGATCGGTCCAGTAGTCATCACTGTGGAACAACCCGCCGCTCTTCTTCATATCGGCATAGCCCTGCGCTCTCAACTGACCTGCATAGACGCCAGCGAGTGTGGTCTTGTTCGTCATGACGCCGACGTCGCGCGCGCTTACTTTGCCTCCAAAAATGGCGTTGCCAATCTTGCCTGTGATACGGCCAATCCAGCCCCCTGTGAGCGCATTAGCAGCCATTGCCATAAGTCCATAAGGACCTGTCAGAGCAAGTAGCGGCCCCTTCCCGCCCATACGTTCACCCCACTCATACGAGCTTCCATATTTACTGGCAGGTGCAGCGCCGCTCACGCCATTTTGCGCGAGGACTCCACCCAGACCACTAATAGAGCCCTCGATGGCGCGCAGGGAGCGAAGCATTCCAGCGGTGTAGTTCAGCTCGATGTTCGAATTTGCAGCCGCCAGCTCGATGGCTTTTGCGATCGACTCGGACTTTGCTGTTGCATCCCCAAGGATGGAGCCAGTCCCGGTTGCGGCCTGACGATCCTTCGCGGTCGTGTCGCTGCCGCCACCACCCGCCACAGCGAAGCCGAGTGCTGCCATCACAGCTGCCATTGCAGCCATTCGTGCCCATGCGCTATAAGGGTCGCCCTGGGCTTGAGCTGCAACGCCAGCCGCCGCCGCCGCTTGGCCTTTTGTCATCGATGCCGCAACGTCCGGCCCTACGCTGGCAACCGATGCAGCTGTCTCGGTTGCCTTGCTGGCGACGAACATCGAAGTGAAAGCCGTCAGGATGCCACTCTTTTCGAGCATGGTCTTCACAGCGAGGGCCATCTCGAACGCACGGAATGTTTTCTCTGCTGCCTCCATCGCCTGGTATCCACGAGAATGCTCATCGAAGAAACCTTTGGCAGCGCCGGCCATGTCGCCATATGACTGGATCTGCGCCTGCGCGGACTGCTTTGCGGCTTCGGCATTGGCCTTCTCGATCTTGGTTTTGTCGCCTCCGGAATTCTTCAAGGCCGATGCCAGCTGCGCAGCGATCGTCGCCTGCGAACGTGAGTACCCGGTAAGGGCCGTAGCGAGCCCGCCGATGGCTTTGCCGACACGGCCAAAGGATTGCTCCATGCCGCTGGCCGCCTCGTTGGCGGCGTCGTCCACCGACTCCATGATCTGCAGCATCTGGGTGGCACGCTCAAGGTCGACGTCGGCAAACGACTGTTTCGACCGCAGGGCATACCAGGCCAAGTACTCGGTCTCCAGCTGCTTGCGCGCCTCGTTACCCACGCCGGCCTGGTTGATACGCTCCTGCCACACTGCGGCGTCGATCGCCAACAGGGCCTGGGCGCGCTCCTGCGGGTCGGCGATGTTCTCGGCCTCCGCGCGGCGATTCTGTTCGGCCAGCTGGGCCGCATACAATAGGGCTTTGCTCTGGCCGAGGGTAGCCTGCTCGACGTAGATGCGCGACGCGGTCTCGTCCTTGAGCTGGGCAAGAACCTTGTCCGAAATAGGCAATCCGGCCTCACGCATGTCCGACAGCTTCTTCTGCATATCAGCCTCGGCCTTGACGGCTACCATCGCCATCTCGCGCGCATCGGCACTCTTGCCGTACATCTGGTATTCCACGTTGAGCGCGGCAGATGACTGGGCACGTGCGGCGGCGCCGTCCGATGCGAACTTGGTGGCACTGGCCTGGGCTAGCTGCTCTTTGCGCGCCTGCTCACTGGCAGCCTGGTCATCAAGAGCGGCATCGATAGCGGCGCGATGCGCGGCCGTCAACTTCATCTTGCCACTGGCGAGATCGGCATCGAGTCTGATGCGCGTCTTCTGGCTCTCAGTCAGTTCCTGTTCGACTTCGACTGAGCGGCGATTCTCTTCCGTCTTCGCGCGGATGCCAGTAATTAAGGCGGTATAGGATTCGATCTCGCGCTTGGCCGCCTCTTCCGCTTTTTTCTTCGCGTCCTGTGCAGCCTTTTCCTTGGCCTCTTTTTCTTTCTTTTCTTTGAGGTAATTATCGAGTGATTCTTTATCGTCATCCGGCGCAGCATCGGACTCACTCCCCTTTGTCTTGCGCGCTGCGATGCGTTTCAGGGTAGCCTGCTCGAATTGATTGGCGGGTTCGTTCCACAACGTATCACGGGCAGCGTTCGCTTCCTCCAATACCTTGTTGCGCTCTGCCAGGGCAGCACGCATGTCCGCGACAGGATTACGGCCCGCAGCGATGTTTGCAGCTATCCTGGAAGGGTGCGCGTCATACGCGGCTTTGGCAGCAAAGGTGATATCCGCTGCTACGACCTTGAAGCTACCGCTGATGGCCGAAAAAATCTTGGGCAGCGTTACTGCGACATCGATCACGCGAGCAACGCCCACGGCCAAATCATCTGCCCACTCTGCCCCTTCGCTTGACGCGAGACTGTTACTGCTACGCATGACATCGAGAATTGCTGTCGCGAGGTCGTTTACGGCTGGTGCAGCATCCACACCGACCGAGGTCGCAAGCTCATCGAATTTGACGCGGGCACGCCCAATGTTGTCCTGCATCGCGGTCACACGCGCTACGGCCTCCTCGGAGACGGCACCAAACTCATCGACGCTACCTGCCACGTCATTCAAATACGGCATCAAGGCTACGCCGGATTTTTTCAGGAGATCGTTGACCAACGCGGTCTTGCCGGCGCCGTCTTGGTATCGCTGAAGCGCTTTAGCCGAATCGATCAACACCTCGGCAGGGTCGCGCAGGTTGCCGGCAGCATCGCGAGCCGAAACTCCAAGCGCAGCGAGCGCCTGCTGCGTCTTACTGGCCTCTTCATCCGATTCAGCCATGCCTTTAGCGAGGGCAGCGACAGCCGCATCGACAGCCCCGAAGTCCGCACCGAAAGCAGTGGCCACCTTCTGCAGGCGGGAGAGCGATTCAATCCGCGCCCCGTACTTCTGCGCCATGTCGTCAAGGTCGCCGAGCGCATCGGTCGCACCGATGACCTTCGCGACGAACGCCGTCAGCGAGACGCCCGCAATGGTAAAGCCGGCCACATCGCCGATCTTCGACTGCATGCTGCTGATGCGATTGGTCAGTCCGCCGACTTGACCCGAGACCTGCTGCAAGGTCTGCGCGTTGATGCGACGCATCGCATCACCAACGGTTTCGATCTCACGGCGCGACGTATCGGCGCCATTGACATCGACCCTGATCTCCGCGCGCGAACCGCCTACTACGCTCATATGTCCCTGCCCTTATGTTCTTGAATTCGCCCACTCGTCGAGCGCCGCGCGCTCCATCGCCTGCACCAGCTCGAACAGCCGGTCACGCTCGCCGGGCGGGACGCGCCGGCGGCGCATGCAGATCTCAATGCTCTGGTAGTTCAGCCCTGTCGGCCCAGCCATCCCAGTGTTCCACTGGGTCTGGATCGCCATCCAGAACAAGAACGTTTCTTCGTTGTCCGGCCAAAGCCAGAACTCGTTGCCGTCGTCGAGGGACAACTCGCCCTCGACATACAGCCCCATCAGCGCGAGGGCGTGTTCGATGTCGCCCTCAGGGGCTGCGGTTTCCTCGCTTTCAAACCGCAGATCGCCACGCGCCAGGAGGCGCGCAGCATCACTTAGTTTTTTGCGACAGCGCCCACTTCCTTCATGTAGAACTGGAAGCACACGGCCGGCATGCCGGCTTCCGACAGGACGGCGTCGAAGTTTTCAGCCGAGAAGTCCAGCGCCGCGCCGGCTTCGTCGAGCACCGCATCCCAGCCGGTCGTAACACGGCGCATGAACGCCGCGACGGATTCCTTCTTGTCGGCGATCGCGTCGTCGATTTCTTCCTGGGTAAGGCGGATGCAGTGCAGGGTGAACTTGAACGGCACATCCTTGCCCTCTTCATCTTTCATCTTGCCGACGACAGGGACCAGGAGCTTGTTGCGCTTTACGAGTTTCAGTGCCATGGAAAAGGTAGCTTTCTTGTTTATGGGTTGGATTACAGGGTGACGATCTTCCACTCGTCGTTGCCGGCGGCCGTAGGCACGTAGCGCACGTCGAAGCCAATCAGGCGCTTGCCGTTGCGGTCGACCTTCTTCGGGTTCACCAGCTGCACGTTCGGGGCGAAGACAATTGCCTTGTTGCCGGTTACAGTGCCGATGACGATCGCCAGGCTGCGCGTGACATTGGCCACAACGTCGGCCATCAGCGCGACTTCCTGGGTGGCATCGAGTTCGAGCTCAATGGAACCGGACGAATCGCGGTCGGTGATGTCGACGGTCTCGCTGCTCAGCATGGCGTCGAAGTTCACCGCGTTGCCGAAGTTCAGCTCCAGGCCGGTGCTCGAGTACTGCGTACCGCCCGACAGTACGCCGGCGTTGTAGGTCGCGCCCAGCGTGATATCGACGACGTTGGCCTTTGTCATCGGAACCGGTTTCTTCCACGCGGTATAGGTAACGCCGCTGGGGTTAGCCGACACGATGCCGCCATTTACGCCCGTCCATTCGAACGCAAGCGTCGGGATCTCGCCGACCTTTGCCGACAGGGTGCAGTTGCCCATGCAGTCGAGCAGCTTGTGCAGGACGCCGTCGTCGTAGTAATACTGGGTCAGCGCCTTCAGGCCGATCGACACCGGGCTGTATTCGACGCGCGCTGGCGTGGTCAGGGCGCCTTCACCAGCTGCGCAGCCCTGGAGCAGCACGCCCCAGGCCGGCGGCGTAGCCGCGGTGCCGGAGCCGGCCAGCTCGACCGAATAGCTCAGCTTTACGCTGGCCGGGCCGACGAGCTGCTCGCTGCCGCCGAACGAGCCGCGGATTACGTCGCGCGAAATGTTCTGGGCGTCGAGCGCGGTGATCGAAACGTCCTTGATCAGGATCGCGTTGGCCGCGCCAGTCGGGGCGGCATCGACGCCAGCGGTGGTCTGGACCTTGGCCGTGACGACCGAGTTTTTGATTTTGCGTGGCATCGTTACTCCTGCGGTTCGGATGGGGTTTCAGCAGCCTGCTCGGCAGGCGCCACGTCGTTCGAGATCCACTCCCAGGTGGCGTCGTCGAAGCGCCAGGAACCGCCGCCGGGCAGCGGTGGGATCGGCCGGCTTTCCGGCTTGGTGATGTCGGTCATGTCAATCCAGGGTTGAGTTGTTGGTGCGATGGTCGGCCACGTACGTGATCCGCACCCATCCGGTTTTCTTTCCTTCGAGCGCGTTCTCGGCCTCGACCCCGACAACGGTCAGGTCGCCGATCAGGCCGCCCAGCGTCGGGTCTTGCGCCAGGCGCTCGAACACTGCGAACAGCAGCGGGTCGACCGCGAGGTCGCCGCTTTCGGTCAAGCTGCGCGCAAAGCACTCGACGCTGATGGTCGAGCTCCAATCGATTGGAGCACCGGCGATGGTGGCCAGCTGCGGAAGCGCGCGGTTGAACTCGACGTTGATCGCCCGGTCTACCTGGTCGGGAACCACGCTGCTGGATGACCGATAGATCTTGTCGCACACCGCCGGCGCCGCCGACAGCTGGGCGATGACGGCGCTGACGATCGTGGCGAACGCGGTCCTCATTGCGTGCGCCCTACGGTCAGTACGGTCATGCCGGTACCGTCCGGGCTTGCCGTGATCACGACGTACGGCACGCCGTTGATGGTGATCTCCTGCTCGACCGGATCAGCAGGAAGCGCCGAGCTGGCAACCTTCACGGTTGGGCTTACGTCCGCCGCCCCCATGCCGAGATCCACAACACTGGACGGGCAATCGAAAATGCCTGACACGGTCGCACCGGCGACGCCAACCTGAGCATTGGCCAGGTGGCGCAGCACGGCGACGTTCGCGGCGGCTTCGAGGGCGGTGAAGTTCATGGCGGCTGGTTAGCGGACGGCGCCGTCCAGCAGCACACGAGCGGTGCTGTCCGACGCGGTCTTGGCAGCGGTGAAGCAGCCGACCAGCGTATTGTTGGTCGCCGTGGTGGTGATGCGTTTGGCCGTGTTGTCCCAGTACGCTTTCGCGCCTTGGGCAGCCGTGTCGGCGCCGTTAGCCACGAGATCGAACACGCCTTCGCGGGCGATCTCGACCGAGGCTCCCTGCAGCGCATCGCCGGCCGCGACGCCGAACAGCGCGCCGACCAGCACGCCCTGGCCACTGAGGACCAGAGCAGGAGCGATAACGCTGAGGACGTTACCGGATTGGACTTTATTACGCATGTGCTTCCTTGATCGTTTCGTTGACGGGCAAGCGCTTACGCGCCGGTGCTTTTTTGCAGGCCGCGGTGATCGATCGCCGCAGCTGCGAAGTCGAGGCGGCACTTCCAGGTAACGCCATCGACCTCGAAGCCGGCCTGACTTTCGATGACTGGGCCCTCGGCACCGTCCAGGTAGCAGAACTCGACGGTATCGACTTGGCTGTTGCTGCTGGCCATGTACCAGGCGGTCTCGCTTGCTTCGTCCAGAATCGGCTCGACGACTGGCTCGACTGCCGTGCGGCCACCGGTGCGGAACTCGTTGACATCATCCTGTTTCGCCGGAACGTAAGCCGAGCTGGTCAGCTGATACGCTTCCTGCTCGAGCTCGGATGGGACGATCAGGAAGTTCGGGACGATGTTCAGATTCTCGTTTTGCAAACCCTTCTGCTTCCGCATCGCGGTGCGAGCAGCTTTCATGGAGGCGAGCTGCAAGGCCGAGCCCGTGCCGTTCGCGAGATTCTTGTGATCTGCGTGGAAGAGCGCTTTGCCGTCGCCCATGGTCGGATTGCCGGTCAGCTGGCTATACACCAGACGGTTCTCCAGGCGGCTGGAGCTGGCGCCGAAAGCGGTCACCATCTTTTCGAAGGTGCGCAGGTCATCGTTGATGATGGCCTGGCGAGTGAGCGAGATCATGCGACCATAGGTGACCAGACCGTAGCTCATCCCAGCATCCTTCATCGTGCCGTACTGGAACTCGCCATGTTCGTTGGTGCGCAGCAGCTCAGGTGCGCCCGACATCTGGACGATGTTCATACTTTTAAAGTCAGGCGCGTTCGGGGCCTTGCGCGCCCATTGCGTATAGGTTCCTTGGGCCTCCTCGTACGCGCCACGCATGCGCTTATTCGCGACGTTGGCGAAGATCGCTGCAAAGTCGCTGGTGCCGTGCATGCCCGAGCGGTACTGGAGGATTTCGGTTGCCAGGCGCAACTTGTCCATGCCGCGGGTCTGCACGCCGCGCGATTCCAGAAAGTCGCGGCCGACCTCGATCAGGCTCATGCCACGGAACTGGCGGCCGTTGTCGGTCAGCTTGGCGCCGGCATACACGCGGTGCATCATTGCCTCTTCGATGCCGGCCATGCGAGTCTGGAACTCGTCGCCGACCAACAGCACGCGGGTGTTCTGGTGGCCACCGGCAGCGGCATCGTTGCGGGCCAGTTCTTCCAGCACGGCAGCACGGGCCTGGTCGACCGAACCACCGCTGCGGATCAGGCCGGCGGCCAGGTGGCCGACAGCGTGACGGGTGCACAACTCGGTAATGTCAGCGGCGCGGGTTGCTGCTTCCGTTGCTGCGCGGATCGCGGCATCGTCGCCAGCTGGCGGATTCGATGGCGCAGCACCCGTCGGCGCCTGTGCTGGGGCAGCCGGAGCGGCGGTACGGGTTGCATCGGTAGGCGCTGGGTTCGGTGCGCCCGACTGGGGAGTGGTCATAGGGTTTTCCTGTGAGGTTGGAACAGACGAAAGGGCGGGCGCCCGGGTGGTGAATTCGCAAGGTGTGCCGTTGGTAGGCGCGCTACGCGTGCTGGCTTCAGCGTCGAATGGAATGCCGACAAAGCTGAGCTCATGCGGCTGCCACGACACGGCACGGTACAGAGGCAAAGTGCCGCCGTCCGCGCGATCAATGGCGCGCGTGATCTCGTATTTATTGACGACGTAGCCCACCGAGATCGAGCGGATGATCCCGGCCTTGATGTCGTTGACGATGTCAGCGATGTCCGCACGCTTAGACAAACGCAGGGTGGCCGTGCCTACACCGTTTTCGATGGCGCCGCGGATTGCCACGCCGAGGATCGCGCCGACGCCGCCGTAGGTGCGATGGCTGTCGAAGACCTGGATCGTGCCCGCCTCGAAGCGTGTCATATCAACCGCTTCCGGAGTAACGGCGAGCTCCTCTTCATACTGCGTCTCGGTCCACCAGTCATAGCGGCGGCCGCGAGCGCCGGTGGTCCAGACTACGTCAACGGTATTGTCTTGATCGTTGAAGGTGCTCGGAACCAGTTCGGCCGTGCGCGTCAGCATCGGCATATTCCGGGGATCGGTGGCGGACCGGGTAGCGTTCTGCGGGTGGGTGGTTGGCGTCGTCATGCCCACCATTCTGCGGATTGCACTGTCTCAATTCTCGGAAAACTGAGACAACTTTTCCAGCCGTCAACCAGGCCGCGCTTTGAAGTAGATCTTCCTGGAATCGCGGCTCTTCCCGTCAGTGCATTCGAACGCAAAGGTTACCGAGTTTTCGGCACCTGCTTGCGTGTTCAGCCCATCCACCCAGGCGCATACGCAGGTTCCGTCGATGAAGGCCTCACCGTCGATCGTCACGCCGCGGGCTTCGCCGGTTACTGTTGTTAGGCTCGTGCCGGCCCGAGCGAGCCAGGCTGCCAGGTCGATCCCGTACAGGAGGCGAGCCCCTGGCGTCTTGTAGATGGTGAGCTGGCCGTCAATGACAAAGTAGCTTTCAGTACGCATGTGGTATTCGTTCTTTCAATGAAGGGTCAGGATGCGCTGCTCACCGTCTGCAGTCCAAATGCGGCACTCGCCTACGGCAGCATGGATACGCCGCTCACCGGGATTGGTATAGATGATGGCCAGACCGAGCCGAACCAGCGCGCCGACCGTACCGGTGTTGTGCTGGGTCCCATCGGCGCCGGCCAGCACAGCGGACTGCGTAATGGCGCCGGCGTCACCGACGTTCGCCTGCTGCCCTTCAGCGCCTTCCAAGGAGTCGGGCACAGCAATCGTGATCGCGCCCACGCTGCCGTCATTGACCTGGGCACCGTGATCAGCGACCAGGTTCTGCACTTGGCCGACAGCGCCCGCAGCACCAGCGTTCTGCTGGCCTCCATCTGCGCCCGCAAGTACCTGCACCTGCCCAATCGTGTCGACGCTACCGGAATTCAGCTGGTTGCCCTCTACCCCCACGAGCAGACCCGGTGCTTCGCTCGCAATCTCGCCGCTTCCTGCAGCGTTCTGCTGTACGCCATCGGCACCAGTAAGGGCCAGCACCTGGCCGATTTGCCCAGCGTCCGTGATGTTCAGTTGCGCACCGTCGGCACCGCCCAGGTTCTGCACCTGGCCGAGCATCCCAACGCTGCCAGCATTCGGCTGCGTGCCGCCGGCGCCGGCGGTTTCTTGCGTTTGAGTTATCGAACCAGCGGAGCCTGTATTGGCCTGGCTACCATCACGCCCGACAAGCTGGAGCGGGATAGCGGCAGGTGCTGCGCCAACCAGATGCCGTGGCGCTCGCAACATCTGCCATGGCGCAGTGCGCTGCGCGTCCACCTCCACAGGGTCGAGAAGGCGGTCCCATGTGTTGACCAGGGCAATGCTGCCATCCCAGCAGCGCGCACCGTCGGAGCCCCGGTTGCCGATAACAAGCGGCGAAGCCAAATCGCGCAGCGCACCCGGAACGACCGAGCTGGCCAGCACCAGGGCGCCGTCAACCCAGATGCTGATATAGCTGTTCACGCCATCGTAGGCATGCTCGATCCAGATCTCGACGTCTCGGCCAACGGCTGCTGAGACGTTGCTGTCGGGGATGGTGACGGTACGTTCAGTCCCTGCCCCGGTGTAGAAACCGTAAGCCATCCTGGCCAAGCTGCCATACCAGTACAGGAACTGGCCGGAACCCCCGTTGGTTTTATCGAACACGCGGCCCAGGCTACCGCCACCAGCGCCGTTTCGCCGGACGACAACTTGGTAGGTACGACCGCTCAGCCCGATCTGACTGGACAAGCCGGTCGTGATTTTGTCGCTGTTGGAGACACCAGTGGCAGCGCCGAAACTTGCACCGAGCCCGCCGGCCAGCGGTGCGACCTTCGTGCCGGTTACCGTAGGGTGCTGCTGTGCTACGAGGTCAAACGCCCGGTGCAGACCGGGGGCAACGGACATGGCCAGCGCTCGGGTGATCGGGTTGCTCCAGTCAACCGGCAGAACATGCTGAGGCTGCTGCGTAAGGCGAGCCGGCTGGATCATTGCCCCCATAGGTTACGGCGCCAGCTTCTCGGTGCGCGGCGTTACCTTGAGCGTCCAGCCAGCGGCCAAGCTCTGGCCGGTGCCGCTGTTGTAAACATAATAGTCAGCCTTGCGAGGCAGGCCGTAGGCGGTCAGCAGCATGGCCTGCTCGCTGGTCGTGTTGTTGACGACGAATGATCCGACGAACAACGTCGGGCGCGAAGCCTCGGGGACTTCGGTATCCTTGGTCCCGTCGATATCGAGCGGGCGGGCGTAAAGCAGCAGCGCGGCGCTCTCCACCGGTGCAACCCCGAACGTCCCGACCAAGGCGAAATCCGCATCGGGATAGCCTTGTCCATCGAGCTCGACGGCGTACGTCGCTGCGCTCGCCTGCACGATCGCCGCGTTCGCGATCATTGCGCCGCTGGACTCGAGCACCTTAACCGTACCCCATGCTGCAATGCGTTCGCCGCTCATAGGGTCACCCGCCCTTCCGCCTTATTCAGGGCTGCGCTCACCTCGCTGAAGTGCACTGGCGCCGCAGCATAGCCCAGCGCCTTGATGCGCTCGAGCTCTACCTGGTATTCCGGCATAGCGGCGATCAGCTTGTCGAGATACTTCTGCGCGTCCGGCAGGCCCGGATCGAAGGCGCCGCGGCGGATCGGGTCCATCCCCCAGTAAAGCTCGCGGTCCTCGTCGCCGTGCGCTTCGATTGCATCCAGGAAGTGGCCACCTCGCGGCGACATCACGGCCAGGATCGTCCCGGTGCCTACGCGCTCGGTCACGCGTTGCAGCACTTGGCGCCGGACCGAAAGATGAGCGGCGATCGCCACATCGTTACGAATGGCCACCAGAGCGTCCAGCTGCGCCAAGTCGTCGGCCGTCAGATCGCGCCCAGCCAGTTCGGCCAGCGCTTCGCGTTGGGGTTGCGAGAGCATCGGCTTAGACTGGCTGGTTGCTGGTGTAGCTGAGCGGCGGGAAGTTGATCCCGTTGCCGGAGGTGACCGGCATGTCGCTGCTTTCGTCGGTGACGTACAGCACGCGCTGGGTGGCTGTATCAACCCACGCGAAGCCGAGGTCAGCGCCGACGACCGTCGCGGTGGCCGTGCTGCTCTTGGCCGCGCTGGTCACGCGGCGGTTGCCGTCGCCAACGGTCGACAGGGCGAAGTCCGTCGGCGCCATGACGGCCTCGGCCAACTTGTTGCCCATGACGGTCGCATAGCTGTCGCCCTTCGCATAGGTCGAGATCAGGACGATGCGGTTGACGTTTGCCTTCAGGGAGGCCGGGCCGCCGTCGAGGGTATCCTGGTGCGCCCATTTTTGAATGGTCATGCGTTATTCCTTTGTAGCGTTGGTATTTTGTTCTGCGGTGGGGGTAGGCATGTTGCCGCGCTGCAGGAAGAGCATCGTGTCGAGGATGCCTCGCTCCTTCAGCTTCTTGAGGTCGGATGCCCATTCGTCGAACACGACGTCGGGGTCATAGCCGCGCTGGCGGAGCTTTTCGCTCAGGGTCGATAGGCCGGCCGCGATCTCGGCCTGGTCCGCCTTCACGTCCTGCTCGGGGTTGACGTAGTCCCATTTCGGCGGACTGAAGTCGACCGCCATATCACGCCCGCGGATCTTGCCGGCCAGGTAGGCTGCTTCGATGAACGCCTCGTGAATCGGGCGCGCCAGTTTCGGGATCAGGACCAGCCACTGGATCTGCTGTACTTCGCGCCGGAAGTCGAGACCACGCACGCGTGCGCTGCTGAAGTTCACTCCGCTCATGTCGCCGGTCACCATCTCATATGGGACGCCCAGGCCGGTGGCGATGATGTGCACCTGGTACTTCACATACTCGACATGACCCGGCACTGCCTTCGGCTCGACGACGGTAAAGTTCATCCCAGCCGGCATGCCCACGATACCTCCTCCACCCAGCTCGCCCAGGTCGCGCACGCCACCGCCCTGCTCCGGCGCCGCTCCGCCAAGCGATGCAGGATTTTCCATGCCGGACATGTCGCCGCTGGCCAGCACGCTCAGGCGCGTCTCCAGGTTCTTGCGTGCCAGCTCGGCGTCCTCGTACAGCTGCAGGTCGCGCACGCGCGCGATCACCGGCGCAAAGCGCGTGAAGCCGCGGCCCTGCCCTGGGCGCTCGGGGTTGTACAGGTGAATGATGAACTGGGCGGAGACGCGAGTGCTCTGCGTCTTGCGACCGCGAATCGTGTTCGCATCGCCTGGGTGCTGATCCCACAGGTAATACGCAGCGACCGCCCCTAGCACGTCGTATTCGATGCCGTTGATTATCTGGTTGTTACCGTTCGTGCCAGTGCGGGTGTCGTCCAGCCAGTCGATCTCGAGGAGCTGCAACTGCAGCGGCACCGGCAGCCCATCAGTCGGGCGGCGCGGGCGCAGTCGTACCAGCACCTCGCCGTCCTGCTCCATCGCGGCATAAGCCGCCTTCACCATTCCGAAGTAATCGTAGCGACCGTCCGCATCGCAGACATTGCTCCATTCGGCGAACAGCTTGTTGATCGTGTCCTTTTCCTGGCCGGTTGCGCGCGGCACGATGCCAGTACCGACGGTGGCCGTGGCCAGGCCTTTCAGTGCCGCACAGCAGTAGGGAACATTCTGCACCAGGGCGCGCGCTTTGACGCGCAAGGTCTTAGCATCGGCCTGGTGGTCCGCGTTTGCACTCGCGCCGGCGCGCCGTGGGCGCCAGGTGTCGCGTGGGCTTGCTGCCTCGTACGCCCGCTCCAGCTGCTTGCGAGCGAAATGCCGTGCGATGCCGGCGTGGGGGTTGACCCAGCCGATAACCCGGTCGATCAGGTTCGGCATCAGTCGCCCCTCGAGGTAGTGAAGCCGAAGCGGAAGACGCTCGGGCCGCGATTGCGACCGGTGGCGTTCACGACCGTGGCGACGTGATTGCGCGCCTCGATTAGCGAGGCTGTGGACTGGTACGTAACTTTGCGCCCGCCAAATTCCACCGACAGCGTGCCGGAAGCGATTGCGGAGTCGAGCGCGTCGAGGTCAGATTGAGTGAGGGCCATGCCGCCAAGGGTAGCGGCCGGGCTGTCTCACTTCTCGGAAAACTGAGATTATTTCTTTTCGCCATCTTGCTTAATGATGCGGTACACCGTAGCGCGGCCGATCCCCAGGCGCCGTGCGACCTCGGCGGCATTGCGCCCGTTGAACGCACTCAGTACCTCCCGCGCCAGCTGCTCGCGTGCGGCTTGAGAGCGCCGGGGAATGTAGATTTCGATCCCGCTGAATTCGCGCCGCACCTCCGCCTTCAGCTCAGCAGCCCGTCCTGCGAAGTCCGGGAACTCAGCCTGGATGAACGCGAAGATCGCATCGACCAGGTCGGGGTTACCGAGAATCTCATCCGCTACCATTGTCTGCCTACCGGCCGGCGCGGCATGCTCTGGGTCGACGTGGGTTTGGTGGGTGGCGTCCATGGTTCGGGTCTCGTTTGCTCTACTGGGGTGAGTGCTGCTGATAAGGTCGGCGCCGGCGCCGGGATGGGTTCGCCGCTGGACGCTGGCGGCTGTTCAAACAGGTCAGGGGTATCGGGATCGACGAAGTCTCGCAACGCCTTCCACTGTGCTGGCGTCTTCTTGTGCAGCCCGAGGTACTGGGCGCACGCCAGGCCGTACACCATCAAGTCGCCAGCCTCGTTACGGTCTGCCTTCTTCTTCTCCCAGATGCGCACCTTGCGCCCGCGCTTGAACGCGGTGACGCAGTATTCGGCGGTCAGCTGTTGGTAGTACTCGGCTGGCAAGTCGCTCGGGAAGTGGACGGCGCCAGGGCCTGCGGTCAGGTGGTAGCGCGCGGCCAGGTAGTCCTTCGCCGTGTCGGTACCGATCAGCCACAGCTTGACGCCGTGGGGCATGACCTTGCCCTGCCAGTTCACATCGACCAGCGAGGGCTTCGTCCCGAGGATCGGTTTGTTCGGCGTCGAGTGGCCCTTGATGGCGTAGATGTGCCGGTGCTGACGGGTACGTGTGAAGTTGTAGACGTCGTGCGTGTTGGCGCCGCCCGAGTCGATGAACGTTGCGGCGATCGACAGCATGCGGCCGCCGACGTGGCGGTACCGGCCGAGCAGCGCCTGGTCGAGCTTGTCCTGGGTGGCCTGCTCGGATGGCGAGCCCTCGATCACCTGGTAATCGACCACCCACTTTTCCATTCCCTCGCCCCAGGCCAGCACCTTCAGCTCGAAGCGGTCCGGCTGCGTGTCGACGCTGCCGGTCAGCACCAGGCCGCCCTTCGGCACCGTGCCCATCTTGTAGGCCTCGGCGCGGGCCTGCAGTTCGCCGGCCTTCGTCTGTTCTTTCTTGCGTTCCCAGCACCGCGCCAGGCGCGTGTTGTAGAACGTGATCATCAGCTCCTCGCTGCCCTCGTCCAGCTTGGCCCGGGCTGCGCGGTACTCGCGCAGCAGCGCGATCCAGGGAAGCCAGCCGTACGGGGCAAACATCGCGTTGATCGTGAAGCTGACGGTCTCGCCATCACCAGGCACGCCGTCCGACCAGAGGCCGTTTGCGAACATGCGGTTCTTGTCGGTTTCGACCATGAAGGCGCCGCAGTCGATGCAGGGGTAGATGGCATGGCCGTCGTCGTCCTGCTGCAAGCGCTCGAACACCAGGGGCTGGGCGTGGCCGCAATGCACACACTCGGCCAGTGCCTCCTGCTGCGTCCCCTGCAGGTACAGCGACTCGATAATGGACTGGCCAGTGATCGTCGGCGAACTGGGGAAGTAGCTCTTGCGGTTGCGCTCGAACGTGGTCTGGCGGGCCTTGGCCAACGCGACCGGATCGCCCTCGCCGTTGACGTTGGCCTCGGCGCGATCGACCTCGTCGAACAGCACCCGCCGTGCAGGGATCTCTGAAAGGTTGGCGGCGGCGCCGGCGGTGACGATGTGCAGCGAACCGCCGATGTATTCCTTCGTGTCGAGCGTGTTGACCGAGTCACGCGACCGTGGCGCCGCCACGCGCTCACGCACCTCGGGTACCGCGGCGATGGTCTTGCTCACGCGCGCGCTGGTACGCTTAGCCAGCTTGCCGGTCGGCAGGATCCAGAGGAAGTTGGCCGGCGACTGGTGCACCGTCGAGCAGAACCAGTTCAGGCCGACCTGGGTCTTGAGCATCTGCGACGCACCCATCAGCGCGACCGTCTTGCACGGGTGCGTGTCCGACAGGGCCACCATCACCTCGCGCGCGTGTGGCGTGCGGCTGGTGCGGTACTTGCCCGCCTCATTCGCGCCGGACTCTTTCGGGATGATCATGTAGCGGTCGGCCCAGGCGTCGACCATCATGTTCGGATCAGGCATCAGGCCGCGCGCGAACGCCGACCTGACGGTGCCAGCTGCAGGGGCGAGACCTATCATTCGATTGCGTCCTCGACCTGAACCGTCAGCTTCTCTTCGAACATATGAACCAGGCTTTCGAGCAGCGCCCGGTGCTCGCGATCGATGATGGCCTCGCATGCATCGGCACTGGCCAGCGGCGCCACGTCGGCCGCAATACGCCGAGCGCAATTCATCAGGCCGTCGCGCAGCGCACGTGCCGCCTCGAACACGGCCGAGTCGACATCGCTCTTGACCAGGTACAGGCCGGCCAGCTCGGCCAGCTTGATCTCGGCGGTTGCCGCCTCCGCCGCCTCCCGACGCGCGCGGCTCGTATCGTAGCCCGGTGTCTTCGCTGGCGGTTCCGCACCTCCTGCACCTCCCGCACCCGCCGGGGTCTTGGGCTGCGCTCCATTTGCCAAGGGGTCAGGGCGGTTGCCGTTCGCACGCTGGCGGGTGTTGCGGCGGTAGAGGTGGGTCGCGTACTCCTCGTCGACCTTGCCATCGGTGACCGGAATCTCGCAACGCTTCACGGCGTCGTACGCAGACTGGCGGGATATCCCCACGGTCGTGGCCCACTCGGCAATGGTTGTCAGGTTCGGCATGTGTTTCGGTACGTTGTCAGGATGTTTGTCAGGAAATGTTTTCGGGTTCCGCTAGTGCGTCGACGGGGCCTGAATTACCCTTGCCTGCTATAGGCTGGGAAGAACCTAGACCCGGGGGGGGTACCCCTAGCGCAGCCCGGCCTCCGCTTGCGCCTGGGCGAACCCTTCCGCGAAGTGCACAGGGAAACGTTCGTTGACCGTCTCGGTGGCCACCTCGAAGAACCGCAGGCGCGTCTTGTACTGGGCCTGCTCGACGAACACCAGCACCGGGCGGATGGCTGTGCCGTGGCCGAAGCGCCGCTTGAGGTAGATGCCGGGCGGCAGGCCGCGGTTACCCTCGGGCAGCGCGAAGTAGGTCACGCCCTGGCGCGCGATGGTGCGATTCGACCTGGTGCTGCCGGTAGCACGCGACTCGTGGCCGGCGCCACGCTGCACCTTCAGCTGCGACAGCATCTGCCTGATCTGGCCACGCTTCATGTTGCCGTTGCCGTCCAGCTGGGCGCCGGCGGCCGGTACCGCATACCAGCCTTGCGGCATCATCCCTGCCGACTGAAGCATCCGCTCCATGCCCTTGTGGCCACGGCCACCACCGAAGATGTTCGGCGACAGGAAGCGGTCGGCCGGCGTGCCCTTGCCGAATGGGTTGTCCTTGACCCACAGGCGCGCCTCCAGGCTGTTCTTGTTCGCGGCCTTGATGAACGTTCCGTTCAGGGCGTACGCGGTCGGCCGGTCGAGGGTGCTTTGCATCTCGCCCTTGAATGCGGCCTGGCCATCCTTCATCGAGCGCGTCAGCGCCGTGGCAGCGACGTACGGACCTTTGCGGCCCAGCTCGGTGATGCGGGCGCCGACATCGGCAAAGTTCGATCGAATGCTGATTCTCATCTTTTCCTCTTCAATGCCGGGTTTTCCGGCTTCTCGTTCAACCCTGCACGTCTGTAACCCGCATGGATACTGATTCTTAGCAGGGTGTGTACACTTGCAGGGTTGTTTTTAATATGGCTGTGAAAAACAAGCTCAGCAGTACAGCTACAACTATTCGCACATACGTGCGCAAAACCCGGAAAACCCTGCATACCCTGCTGAAACCCACTATCCATGCGGCTTCCAGACGTGCAGGGTTTACATGCAACCCTGCTCAACCCTGCAATGCTCGGTCCGCACGAACGTCGCCCAGCTTCCGGAACTTGGCGATCTGCTCTTCCAACCCATCCGGGTAGTCGGGGTTGTCGACGACGAACACCATCCTCGATTTCTTGTGTTTGCTTTCGACGGCCACCGCCTTCTTGGCCTTGTGCTCGCGCCCACCCATCAAGCCGGCGAACTTGCACAGCGTGAGAGGCTTCTCCCCGCTCTTGTCGCACCAGCGCTTGTAGATGATGTAGAGGTCTTCGGACAGGCAGGAGCAGTACGGCGCATCCAGGTACCCATCCTTCCAGGCGCGATGGAAGCTCATCCAGCCGGCCAGGCCGAACTCGATCACGCGTTCCTTGGCCAGTGTCATCGGTGGCTTCGTGTGCTCGTTGAAGTCGTCCAGGGGCAGGGTCAACAGGAAGTCGTAGAACGCCTCGATCCCGCCCTGGGCGATGGCCTGCTGCACGGCTGCATAGAAGGCCGGGTCCTGTTTGCGCCTGGCCTCGATCACCATGAAGCGCCGATCCTCCAGCTCGATCGGGATCGGCTGCGGCTCGTTCGACAGAAACACCGAATTCATGTGGTTGCGCTCGTCGCGCTCCGGCAGGTTCTTCTGGTTGATGCTCATCGACTTGCCGGTGATCATGTACTTCAGCGTGCCGTTGTGGCTGTACTTGTCGTCACGCGACAGCACTTCCTCGAACAGCACGAACAGCTTGCGGCTGCGCCAGGCCGTGAACGTTGAGTCCAGCTGGTGTTGGCTGGCCACGGTACCGTAGTCGCCGTACACCGGAAGCATCACGTCCTGGAAGAACAGCGACTTGCCAGTGCCCTGCTTCTCGCCGAACATCAGCAGCGCGGTCTGCATCTTGGCGCCGGGGTGCTGGAGGGGATAGGCCAGCCAACGCAGAATCCACTCCACGCATTCGGCCGTCTTGTCTTCGGCGTCGCAAAGCGATGCAAGGAGCGCGAGGATCGGTTTGATCAGTTCCGCGTTGTGCTTCGCCTGCAGCGGCCATCCCAGGAAGATGTTCACGTGGCTGACCGGATCGGCGGTCTGGGTCGGGTCGAACACCAGGTTCCGCGCCTCGATGGTCTTGCGCTGCGCATGCTCTTGCCACTTGCCAGTGAGCTCGGCGGTGTAGTCGGCGCGCACGGCGCCCAGCGACATCACCTGCTGGCCGATGGCGTCCCATACCGTCTCGGTACCGCGCAGGAGGGTGAGGTTGTCGAGCATCTCGCCCAGCTTGCCGCCGCCGGCGCCGCCTTCGACGGCACGGCCGCCCACGAGGGTGGGCAGGGAGTCGCGCATGATGGTGCGCCGTTTCGGGTCTTTCTCCCAGCTGGCGGCCAGTTCCTTACCAACCCACGCCGTGAAGGCGGATTTCTTGAGCCGCTGGCGGCGCAAGCTGTCCCATACGTCGGTGGTGGGATAGATCAGGCTGAAGTGCGACAGCAGCACTTCGAGCGTCGGCACGCGAATGGCCGCGGCCACATCTTCGGGTTCGGCCGGCGCGAGCGCGGCATCTGGTGCCGGCGCCTCGTCGAGGTAGCTCGGGACGTCGTCCATGACCTCGGGTACCGCGTCCGACGCTTCGCTTGCGCTGAGGGCGCGGGAACGCGCAGCCTGTACCTGGTCGCGCACAATGGCCAGCGATTCAGCCAGATACAGGTCATTGAAGTCCGACCACTTGTCGTCGATGCGATCGACGAACACCGGCGATACAACGGAGGCGTTGCCGACCACGCGCGCGGCGGCGCGAGAGCGCGAGAGACCGGCATTCTCGAACTTGCGGATCGACACCTGACGGCCGGCGCGAATATCGGCCTCGATGTAGTCGGTACCCGTGCTGTCCTTGCGCCAGGTGGCGCGCACGCGCACGATGTCGCCGCCCTTCGATTCGATCTCGTGGTCGGCACCGTTGATGACTGGCACCCACTCGGCGTCGAAGTCGGCCAGCAACGCCTCGGCCAGGCGCGGCACGAGACGCATGTCGTCGTCGGCCAGGAACAGCAGATGCGCGGCGGGGAAATCGCTGCGCAGCTGCTGCGCTACCGCCAGCAGGTTGCCGGCATTGAAGGCGACCATCGTTGGCGTGTCGAACTCGGTGGCCATGCGCACGGTTTCGCACGTGGCATAGCCCTCGCCAATTTGGATGAGGGGCGTGAGATCGTTGGCGGTACCGAGCAGGCAGCAGGCACCGACCATATCGGCACCCATGCTAAAGCGCTTCGATCCGTCGGGCTCGATTCTTTGCAATGCTGCCAGCGTGGCGCCAGCGCGGGTGTATTTCCGTGCTGGCACCAGCAGCTGGCCGCTGGCCATAACGCGCGTGCCCTCGGTGCCAACGCGCTTGCGTTCGAGGTAGCCGTGCGCGGCCTCGGCGGCGGAGCGCCAGTCGATGCGCGCGCGGCTTGCGGCCAGCTCGGCAGCACGGGCTTTTCGTTCGTCCGAGAGGCGCTGCTGCTCTGCCTGCTTACGCTCCGCCTCGGCGCGCTCGGCCGGTGTAACGCCTTCCCAATCGATCGTCACCGGTACCGAGTTCTGGTCCTGGCCTTGCCAGATGCCATACGCGCCGGTGACGACCTGGCGCCCGCTATTGAGCCGGAGCTCGCGCAGTACGTACCAGGCTTTCTTGCCACGACCGAAGCGGTGGATCTTCCCGTCAAGGAGAGGATGGCCGGTAGGCAGCGATGGCAGGCCCGAGCCGGTCATCTGGTCGATGACTTGTTCAAGCGTTGCCATTGCCGGCCTTTTCGTTCAGGAGTTCAAGCAGCAGGCCCTGGTAGTGGGCCAAGGCGCGAAGGCGCTCCAGCTCGGTATTGATGGGTGCGCGGTCACGATGACGACGATCAAGCGGTTTCCTGGTCGTATCGTGTGGACGCTCGATTTTGTTTGGAATAGTCTTTAGCGGGGCGTTATTTGGCATGCTGCTCTGGCTCGGCGGTTGCTGGATGTGGATGCTTCGCACCGACATTAGTTGTCTGCCATCCCTTCGAAACGGGCGACGATCCCCTCCAAGGCGCGTTCTGCGCGTTTCACCGCTTCGCGTACGCGGATCACTTCGGAGCGATCGATCTTTCCGTCGGCGAGCGCCTCGTTGATCTCAGCGCCCACCTCCCCGTTCGTCTGCCAGACCTTGGCTACCATCTCCAGCAGTGCCATGTCGCTCGCCTCGGCGCCGTCCTCGATACGCACACAGACGTAGCCGTGGTTTTGCGCAAAGGCATGCACCATGCGGTGGTCGCCAGTAATGCCGCAGATACGGTCCGCTTCCTCGAACGTAGGTTTGTTGGTCGTGCTGTGCACGTTCGCTTTGTTGCGCAGGACCTGGGCGGACATTCCCAAGCGAACAGCCAAGGCCTCGCAACCGCCAACTGCGCCATGCACAGTCTGGTAAAAAGCGTCGAGGAGGTTCATGTGAAATGCCCTTCAAAAAATGGTTCAAAAAACAACTTATGGGAATAAACTTGCGTTACTGAAATTCAGGGTGAGGTTGCCGATGCGCTACAGTGTCAGTTCCACAACTTCAACATTCACGGAAGAGCAACCTCATGGAAAACTTTGCAACTACGGCACAGCTGAATGCCCTGGCCCAGAAACTCACCGAATCCAATGGCCAAGTGATCGCACTTGGCGCAGCGATCCGGGCCTTGCTACTTACTCACCCAAACCGAGACCGCGCCCTCGACGTCGTAAGCGCCGAACTAACGCGCTGGGAAGCATTTGGGCTAAACAGCAACGTACCCGACGGCGTTTTGACGGGGTTCGAGCGGGCAAAACACGTGCTGCTTCCAACTGACGAAGATCTTGAACGTATTCCGCAAATACCTCATCAGGGGACCAGCCTCTAATTGCTTTGCTCATCAACTTACTTCCCTCTCTGGACTGCATAAATGACTGATCGCCTTGACCAGCTTGAAACCGTTCACCGAGCGCTTGCTGCTCAGCACACTGCCTTGCTTGAAATGTGCCGGGTTTTGCTGCCATTGATTCCAGCGCCGGCAGCATCGGTTCAGCAGGCCCTGGTTGCGGCCTACGACCACTGCAATACGCACATGGCAGAGGGCCAAATGGACGACGAATTCCAAGCCAGGCTGCGAAAGTGGCTAGACGTCCTGTCGAGCGAGGTGCTGGCGGGATGTAGGTCTCGATGAAGCCTGGCGGTACACGCTCAGTCATTGGATACCGTGTCTACCGTCGGAAAGTCAGTCGAGCGTCGCCGTGGAGTGTGTTGTTCGGCTGGCGGGGCCTGTTCGGCAACCCGTTCCGTTTGAACTTTGTACTCCTCAGCAAGCCGCTTCAAGCCGTCGACGACGCGGTAGCTCGGCCTCTTGACGCCGGACTTACCAGCTTCCATGTCACTGATAGACGTTTGCTTGAGCCCGACCTCCTCCCCAATCTGTCCTTGGGTGAGGCCTGCCTTCCTAAGTTCCGAAATCGTGAAAGAGATATCCATGGACCCAATTATGGGAACTCCGGTAAAAGATGTCAACCGGTTTTCCGGTTCAAGACTACCGGATAATATCGGAATGTCGATAGGATTGAGAGTTAAACAAGCCCGCAAGGCAGCGCAGATGACTCAGATCGAGCTCGCTAGGAAAAGCGGGCTGAAGCAGAGTACGATTTCTGACCTTGAAGTAGGCAAATCGCAAGGGACAACGTTTGTTGCCTCCCTTGCAGCGGCTATGGGTGTCAGTCCACTTTGGCTAGAAACCGGAAAAGGGAACATGGTGCCCAGCCTTATCCAGGTGCCTACCGTAGCGGATGACAACCCATTCCTAGAAGATTCGAGATCAATTCATGTTGGGGATGAGCCAGCGTCTGTGCCTATTCGGAAAGTAAAATTGAAGCTGCATGCCGGTATCTCTGGCTTTGAAACGGAGCCCGAGCAGGAAGACGGCGGCATCTTGCATATGCCGCTGGCACTTATCGAGCAGAATAGATTCGTCCCGCATCAGCTCCTGGCGACTCGTGTACGCGGCTGCAGTATGGAACCGATGATGTTCGAGGACGACTGGGTGGTAATCAATACCGCAGATAAGCAGGCAATAAGCCGCGAGATTTATGCTGTCAACTTCAACGGTGAAGCCTGCATAAAGCAGCTGCTGAATCGAGGTGGCCAGTGGTACTTGCATTCGCTGAACCCCGACTTCGGCCCGATCAACGTGCGCAGCGGACAATGCAATATTGTCGGACGCGTTGTCTACCAACCTGGCCGCCTAGTGACCGGCCGACTTTAGCCTTTTACATGCGGAAAATTCTTCTCATATTGCTCGGCGCCGGCATCCTGATCTCCGCATTTTCTTCAAAGTCACCATCGCCGGCGCCTAGACAACCAGAACGGCCGAAGTCAGCAGAGCAGCTTGCTGCCGATGCAGCAAAAGAGAAGCGGTTCAGAAAAACCGTTTTGGTTGCTCAAACGATCAAAAACTCGCTACGAGACCCAGATTCACTCAAGTGGAGCGCAATTCTCGCCAATGACGACGGCAGCATAGTGTGCGTTGAGTATCGTGCGCGAAACGGGTTCGGCGGTATGAATGTTGAACAGGCCAGCTACAGCAGAGGCAAGCTCAGCACTGATCCCAAGCCTTGGAACCGCTACTGCGCCAAGCAGCCTCTACACAACATGGCGTATGTACGCAACGCGGTAAGATAGAAAATCCTATAGCCCTGCTCGACAGGGCTTTGTTGTGCGCAAAAATATGGGAAAACCGGTTGACTCAAAATACCGGTTTCCCCATAATTGCTCCATCAACCCTGATGGAGAGCACATGCGCACCTTCCACGTCACCGTCCGCACAGGCGGGCGCCCTACCGAATACATCGACGATCAGTCGCAGTCCGCTGCTGAGGCCTGGGACCGCGCAGCTGCGCGCGTCGGCGATCAGCCTTGCGGCATCACCGTGATCGCGGGGAGCCGCTGATGGATTCGAATACGCCAAAGAGCCAACTGAGCGCTGCGGTCTCAGCTGCTCGCGCCTTCAAGCAACTCCTAGACATGCAAGCCCCGAACACGCTGTTCTTCCCGCGCCACAAGGGCGATGCGCGTACAACCGCCACCTATGCGCACGCCTCACTTTGGCTGGAGCAGGCCTCGCAAGAGTTGAAGTGCCCCGAGGGCACCCACATGGAGCGCCGTCTTGTCCTGCCCGTTGTCAACGTCATACCCGACCAGAGCGCAGGTGTACCAACGAATCAGCTCCAGCTGGTCGCCGATATCGTCGCTAGTACCGCCCAGCTCGTTATTCAGGTCCTGGAAGAGCACGCTGGTCGCGGCGAACACCGCGGCCTTCTCGAAATCGTTGCTCGCTTCGGTAGCGAGACGAATCTGTCGCTCGAGCAGGTCGAGAGCAAGCGGGATGCTGTTCATGAGGGCGGTCCTGAAAAAGTTGATGAGCAGTCATTGTGCCACGGCGCTGCTGACAATCAGGAGGGCCGCTAATGGACGGCCAGATCCGCCTCCGCCAGCCGCAGGAGATGCGCGCCCTGCCGCCGCGCCCGGCCCGCACCACGCTGACCGTCGCAGGTCAGGATGTTTCTGACGCCGCTCCCTCCCGCATCGTCATTAAGAAGATCGACGGCGTGCTCCGACGTGTACGCGTGCCGGGTCCGCAACAGCCTACTGTCGCTACGCTGCGCAAGGCGATCCTCGACTGCGCCCTCCAAGCGACCCGCGCCGAGCCGCACGACTCGGACCGCCGCCTGCACAGCTTTATCGCGAAGCTGTCCGGAACGATGGAAGGCCTGGGCGAGCGCGAGCTGGATGCGGTGCTGTGGAACTTGATGGAGACGAAGGTCACGCCATCCCATCAACCCGATGCCGCCGCTCTGTTTGACCGAAAAGCTACCGCCGACGAATGCTTCGGCATCGACTGGTGGAACAGCCTCACCGAAGGGAGCCGCCGGCACTGGCTCGACGTGTCTCAGTCGGCTTCGCCGGCAGACGCATGGGCCGCATTCAAGGAAAGCGACCCACGCGTGCGAGGTGCGTGACATGGGCTTCCGCTCCCTCTACCGCTACTACCGCTTCATCGGCATGCCGCGCCTGGAGGCGCTGGCCCGGGCCTACCGCAACCGGATGCCCTGACATGCACCGCATCTCGCCAGATCGCGCCGCGCTGGAGATCGCACACACCAAAGTGCGCAGCAGCTGGCCGCTGGACGAGATGCTCAAGAACCCCAGCCTCAAGATCATCCTCGAGGTGGTCGCCCGCCGGCACATGCAGCGCCGAGCGTGCGTAGACGTGAAGAAGCTGCAAGCCAACGACCAAGACTAATAGGAATAGGAATGGACAATCAGCACAAGAAAATCAAGGGCTATCGCGACCTCTCCCAGGCCGAGATCGACTTGATGAACGAGATCAAAGCCAAGGGTGAAGAGCTGCGCGCCCTGGTGAAGAAGATCGAATCGACCATCGGCCCGGCGCCGGCCGTTGAGGACGGCATCGCGCACGAAGCTGACAGCCCGCACTACTGGCTGCGTTACGCCGAGAGCAGCTTCCGCACCGGCGTGATGTTCGCAGTCCGCGCTGTCGCCCAACCAGCCTCGTACTAAGCGAGGACGCAATGGCTAAGAAAGCATTCGCAGTCTTCCTGCAGGAGCTGTGCGACGGCCGCACCCACGCGGAGCTCAGCGACCAGATGGCCCTCCTCCTCGAGAAGGTAAAGGAAACCGGCAAGGGCGGCGAGCTGACCTTGAAGCTGAAGGTGAAGCCAGCCGGCCGCGGCGCCGACGTCGACAAGATCGTCATCGGCGAAAGCGTCACCCTCAAGCTGCCGAACCCCGAACGCGGCGAGGACTTCTTCTGGCTTACCGAAGACCACGACCTGTCCCGCAACCATCCACGCCAGGGCAACCTGGAACTGCGCGACGCCACCCCATCCCAACCTATCACCCTGAAGGAAGCATCGAAGTGAACGACAACAATAACGGCCTGGCCAAGGCCATCGAATGCGTGGCCGCTTTGGCACAATCGGCTTCGGCCGTCCATGAAATCGGGAATACCTACCAGGTGATGGTGCCCGAAGGCTACAAGATCGTCGACCTGACGGCCGCCATCGAAAAGGCTGGCGACGCGCCCCGCCGCAAGACCGGCACCGTGCACCTGAGCGAGATCGGCAGCTTCAACGTGTTCGTCGCCGACCAGGGCGAGTCGGGCCACGTCTACATTTACGCCGATCCCGATGCGCGCACCTTGACCGCCGTGCTGAACGACCACGTGCACGGCGATGAAGAAGCCGGCTGGCGTGACCACCGCGCCGTCTTCCAGGCCGAGCTGAGCCGCGAGTTCAACACCTGGATGCGCAACAACAAGCAGCCGATGGAACAGGAAGCATTCGCCATTTTCCTCGAAGACAACATCGCCGACGTCGTCGAGCCGTCCGGCGAAATGCTGCTGCAGGTTGCACTGACACTGCAGGCCAAGACCGAAGTCAACTTCAGCAGCCAACGCCGCCTGGACAATGGCCAGGTCCAGTTCGCCTACAGCGAGACCATCGATGCGCGCGCTGCCGCCGGCACTATCGAGATCCCGCGCGAGTTCGCCATCGGCGCCCGCCTCTTCAAGAACGGCGAAGGCTACAAGGTGCGTGCGCGCCTGAAGTACCGCCTGGGCGGAGGCAAGGTCAAGTTCTGGTACGAGCTCGACCGCCCTGAAACCGTCATCGAAGACGCCTTCCAGGCCTACATCGACTCGGCGCGCGAGAACGGCTTCACCGTCCTCCTCGGTAAACCATAAAAGAAAGATCCTGCCATGCACAAACGAGCATTCCAACAGGGCGCGCGCATCCCCATGACGACCGAGACCTACCAGCGTTTGGCGCTCCAGCTGCGCATGGCAGGCGAAGCACTGATCACGCACCCGACGCCGGATACCTACAACCAGCTGTCTAAGCTCTTCGCGACCTTGGGCCGTGCCGGCCTGGCCGGCGACGAGCTCGACCTGGGCAACGATGCGCTGTCCGACATCTGCGACCGCTTTGAGGAAGAGGGCCGCATCCGCATCACGGACATCGAAGCCGAGCACATCCGCACCGCAATCGCCAACATGGACAGGCGCCTGCCGGCCGTGGCCGTCAATCACCTGCGCCAGGCCCAGTGCGAAGTCGAAGTCTACTGCGCCAGTGTCGGCGCCTGAAAGGACCACCGTGAGCACCACTACCCTCACCGCTTCCTACCTGCACAGCCTGCGCGACCTGATCGCCGACGATGGCCGTGCCGCTGCCTACCAGTCGCTGGGCCAGTACCGCACCGCCCTGCTGACGCACATCTGCGAGCAGCTGGTGGCGCTCGACGAAGTCGCCGATCAAGAACTGATCCCGCTGGAGCCGGCAGGCTGGCGCGCATTCATGGCCGAGGTGTCGTCGTTCGCGAACTGCTTGGTGAATGGCGACATGCTGGCCGCGAAGGCGCGGGCGCTGCTGCGGCGCCGGGCTGTCTTCCGGATTGCCGCTGACCCAATTCAGTCACCCACCGAGATGAAGGATGCCGCCTGATGAAACGCGACCTGATGACCATGGCGCTCGACCTGGGTAACGAGCTGATCATCGACAACTTCGCCGGCGGCGGCGGGACCAGCACCGGCCTAGAGGCCGCATTCGGCCGCCCGGTCGATATCGCGATCAACCATGACCCCGAGGCACTAGCAATGCACGCGATCAACCACCCGCACACGAAGCACCTGTGCGAGAGCGTGTGGGACGTCGACCCGATCGAGGTGACCGGCAACCAGCCGGTGGGCCTGGTGTGGCTGTCGCCGGACTGCAAACACTTCAGCAAGGCAAAGGGCGGCAAGCCAGTCGAGAAGAAGATTCGCGGCCTGGCCTGGGTGACCATGCGCTGGGCGGCGAAATGCAAGCCGCGCGTGATCATGCTTGAGAACGTCGAGGAGTTCCAGACCTGGGGGCCGCTGAAGCAGTTGGACGACGGCACCTGGCGTCCGGACCCGGCGAAGCGCGGTGTCACCTTCCGCAGCTTCGTCCGCCAGCTGGAGCAGCACGGCTACAAGGTCGAGCACCGCGAGCTGCGCGCCAGCGACCATGCGACGCCGACGATCCGCAAGCGCTTCTTCCTGGTGGCGCGCCGCGACGGCCTGCCAATCCGCTGGCCGGTGGCCACCCACGGCGCGCCGAACTCGCCGGGCGTCCTGGCCGGCAAGCTACAGCCGCACCGCACCGCGGCGGAATGCATCGACTGGTCACTGCCGTGCCCGAGCATCTTCGGCCGCAAGCGTCCGCTGGCCGATGCCACGCTGCGCCGCATCGCGAAGGGCATCATGCGCTACGTGGTCGACGCGGCGGATCCGTTCATCGTCGGCCAGGGCGGCCCGATCTACGCCGGCAAGCCGGTGACGTCCAACCAGCCGTTCGGCACCCTGACGACCGAGAACCACCGCGCCGTGGTCGTGCCGAGCATCGTCCCGGTCACGCACCAGGGCAGCGACCGCAGCGAGTCGGTGCACGAGCCGTTCCGCACGATCACCGGCGCCCAGCGCGGCGAGAAGGCGCTGGCCACTGCCACGATGGTGCAAGTCGGATATGGCGAACGTCCAGGCGTGTATCACTGCCAAGCATGTGCGCTCGACTTCGAGGACAAGCATGCCACCGGCGCCGGTGGGCTTGCGCCGGCCGAGTGCCCGCAGTGCGGCGAAGAAGAGCGTATCTCGGTAGTGCGCGCCCCTCAGGAGCCACGCGCTCTCGATATTGATCGGCCCCTCGGCACGGTTGTCGGCTCCACCAAGGCCGCTCTGGTCACCGCATTCCTCAACGAGCACGCGAACGCCAGCAATCAGCGCGTCATGCCGGCGGACGAGCCGCTGCGTACGATCTGCGCTCAGGTCAAGGGCGGCCACTTCAGCATGGTCTCGGCCGCCCTGGTCGGCGTGGGTGGGCGCGCCGGCGACAGCCGCCCGCGCGGCGCCGACGAGCCGACAGCCACGATCACGGCGAAGGCTGACACCGCGGTGGCGACTGCCTTCCTCGCCAAGCACTACACCGGCGTCGTCGGTTCCGAACTGGAGCAGCCGATCGGCACCGTGACCAGCACGGACCACCACAGCCTGGTCACGGCCCACCTGACGAAGTTCCGCACCGGCTCGACCGGCAGCGACCTGACCGAGCCTGTGCCGACGATCACGGCGGGGCCTAAAGAGAACCCCGCCGGCGCACCGCACGCGCTGGGTCTGGTGTCGAGCCACCTGGTGAAGCTGCGCGGCACCAGCACCGCTGCCGGCGCCGACGAACCGCTGCACACGATCAGCGCCGGCGGCCAGCATCACGCCGAGGTGCGAGCCTTCCTGCTGAAGTACTACGGCACTGACCAGGACCCGCGACTCAACGAGCCGCTGCACACCGTGACGACGAAGGATCGTTACGGCCTGGTCACGATCCAGGGCGTGGACTACCAGATCGTCGACATCGGCCTGCGAATGTTGGCGCCGCACGAACTGTACCGCGCCCAGGGCTTCCCGGCCGACTACATCATCGACGAGATTCCGGACCCGGCGCTGCTGTTCGTCGGCGGCGAGCAGGTGGACGTCGACCCACTGTCGCTACCGCGCATCCGGCTCACTAAGTCGGCGCAAGTACGCATGTGCGGCAACAGCGTATGCCCGCCGCTGTCGGAGGCGCTTATCCGCGCAAACTTTGCGCACGAGCGCGAGATTCTTGCGAGAGCAGCATGACCCGCCTCGGCTTCACATTGTGGCTGCTCGCGGTGCTGGCCTTCTGGGTCGGCCCGCCGATTTACTTACACCTGTACCCGCCGAAGCCCATGCAGTGCCCTGCCGAGTGCGCCCGTTGCGGCCACTCTTGGGGACCAAGCAATAGCCAGTGGTGCACACCGAAGAATACGGAAGGAAGAAAATGAGTCGACGTATCAGCAGCTGGGACCAGCGGCGCTTGTCCGCCGCCTGCCTCAACCCTGGCGCGACCGTGGGCCGACATCTGGGCATCCAGCGTGAAAGTTCCGTGGGTGCTTATTCCCCCATGCGCAACTGCACAGGCCCCTGTCGAAAACGCCGCTCGCACATGCAGTTCACCGGCGCGAACACGATGTGCAACCAGTGCGTGCGCAGGACTCCAGGCGCGCAGGGTGCCATCGCCTCACAAGAGGGGCAAGGAATTTCCGTGAATGTTCACGACAATTCGTAAGGTAAGAAACGCTTATGGATTCAATCGCAGAAGAAGTCAGCCAGCCGAAAGCGCCAGTGAAGCGGGGGCGGCCGGCATCCGGAAAAGCCCTGACCGCAGCCGAGCGGCAGAAGCGGCGCCTGGCGAAGCTCGAAGCGGAAGGCAAGACACTGCTCCCGCAAGTCGTGGTCTCACAGGCCGTGCAGGAAGCCCGGGTCAAGTTCATTAAGTTCAAGGACGGCATGACGCTCGGCGATGCTCTCGACCGCATCGTCCGAGACAGGCTACTGCGGAAGCGCTCAGGGAAGCACAAGCCGAAACCGAAACAACTAACAACGAATTAGTGCGAATACTGTGAAGCCTCTTTATCTCGAACTCGACGCGGCAGCCGAAGCGGTTGCACTGGCGCCGACAACCGTCCAGCGCCTGGTGCGCGATGGCGACTTCCCGAAGCCGCGGCAGCTGTCCGGCCGCCGCGTTGCCTGGCTGGTCCGTGAACTAGAAGAGTGGGCAGAGGCACGCCCCGTATCGGGGCTGCTGCCACCCGAGAACACCTCACGCCGCGCGCACTGAGGGCGCCACGATCGACGCCCGTGCCAGTGCTTCATAGTGGTCACTGAGCGTAGCCAGCCACCGGCGCCGCTCCGCATCATATCGATGCAGGTTGTACACACCAACGATTCCTTTCGCCATGTGCCCGAGCACTGCCTCGGCCACGTCCTCGGAACAGCCCAGCATTGCCAGCTGGGTGCGCCCAGTCCTCCGCAGATCATGAACCGACCAGTGGGACACTGGGAGCCGGGCGCGCTGATACTCGGGCCTGGTTTTCGAATAGGGCTGGTGCATCCAAACCATCGCGCTCACGGTCTTCTGCTCGACATGCCCACTCTTCCCGCTGGAAGGAAACAGGAAGCCAGACTTCACGACGTCCAAGCGCCTGCGCACGATCGCTTCCGCGCGACCTACCAGCGGCACACGAAGATCGCCGGCGTGATCGCGCCAGCTGTTCTTCGTCTTTTCCTTGGGAACCGTCCACCATAGGCCATCGCTTTCCTGGGTTATCTCACCGGCCTCCATGCTGAGGATTTCGCTACCCCGTGTGCAGGTCCACATATATAGAGTCACAACGTCGTCGACCAGGCGGGAGAAGTTCGGCAGCCATCGGATCAGCGTACCAACCTCTTCGGCGCTGAGCACGCGTTTGGCCGGCCCGATCGACTCGCCTTCGCGCACTCGACCTTTGCTGCGCAGCTTGCCACGCATGATCAGGCGCCACCAGTTCGGGACGTTGGAGTCCAACCGGCCGGCATCGAGGCCATAATCCCACGCCGCCCCCAGCTCCGCACGGAGCTTAGCCGCTTGAACAGGCGTGTCGATGTAGGTCTCGATAAGATCGAACGCCTGAGCGCGCGTGACCGCGGCCGGATCGAGGTCGCCGAAGTCACCAAGCATCTTCTCGAAGGTTCGCCGTGTCTCGGCAGCACTCTTCGGTTTCCGGTTCCGCGCGACCTGGCCTTCCAGGTAAAGATCGCAGAGCTTGCGCACCGTGAGACGCCGACTTGCAGCAGCACGCACGGCTTCCTCAGCTTCACGCTCACCCTTACGGGCCGCTCGCCGCTCCTCGGCTGGATCACGTCCAGCGGCGCGGATCTCGCGCAGCTTCTCCCACTCGACCATCGCAGCCACCAGGGACATCTTCGGCCAGGTGCCGATCTTCACCTGCCGCATTCGGTCGTCGATAGGACTCTTGAACCGGTAGACCCACGATCGCGTCGACGCCGACGCCTCCAATCGCAGCCCCGGGCAGTCGGAAATGGTAAAGTGTTGGCCAGGCTCGAGGAGCTTGGCAGCCTTCGCATCGAATTGCATTTTCCCTCTCGGCGTAATCACAGCGTAGCTTTTCCTGCAGCAGCTTCGCGAGGCGTCAATTGTAGCGTAAGGCGCTGCTGAGTTACCGCTAAATCCTACGCCAAATTGTGGAGTGTTGAGAGGTGTAGTGATGTGTCGTGACTAAAGCGAGAAATCGCACACTCCGCCGAATCATCATTAAGATCATGGACTTACCCAAAGATATGCCGCTAGATCAACGACTTACCGACACCGGCAAAAACAAGATTACCCCAATGATGCAGCAGTACCTGCGCATCAAGAACGACTACCCCACCATGCTGGTCTTCTACCGCATGGGCGACTTCTACGAACTCTTCTTCGAGGACGCGGAAAAGGCCGCGCGCATCCTCGGCATCACGCTAACCGCGCGCGGCTCGATGGGCGGCAATCCGATCAAGATGGCGGGCGTGCCCTTCCACTCGCTCGATCCCTACCTGGCCAAGCTGGTCAAGCTGGGCGAATCCTGCGCCATCTGCGAGCAGATCGGCGACCCGGCGCTTTCCAAAGGCCCAGTCGAGCGCAAGGTCGTGCGCGTGGTCACCCCCGGCACCCTCACCGACTCCGACCTGCTGCCCGAAAAGGCCGAGCGCCCGCTGCTGGCCCTGTATTCGGTCACGAACCGCAAGCAGGTCACTACCGGCCTGGCCTGGATGTCGCTGGCCAGCGGCGCGCTGCGCCTGATGGAATTCACGGGCGACGCGCGCGCCAACGAAATCCGCCTGGCCCAGGAACTGGAACGCATCGCGCCGGCCGAGATCCTGCGCGCCGACGACGGCGATTTGTTCGAGGACAGCCCGGTCGCCCACACCCAGCGCGTGCCCGAGTGGCACTTCGACGTGGTCAAGGGCCACAAGGCGCTGGTCGACCAGCTGGCCGTGTCGACCCTGACCGGCTTCGGCGCCGATGGCCTGGGCGCGGCGTTCGGCGCGGCTGGCGCGCTGCTGCGCTACGCCCACGCGACCCAGGGCCGCGGCCTGCAGCACGTGAACAGCCTCACGGTGGAGTCCGAAAACGAATTCATCGGCCTGGACGCCGCCACCCGCCGCAACCTGGAA